GCGGTGCCACCAAATGAGGTGCATTGTTTTGTATGCACGCAAGATGCTCAGGCGCTTGAAATCTATTGGCCGCAGCATATGGAATCGATTGATATTGTGCGTAAAGATGTCGGTGGACTGATTCAAGGTCTCATTAAGGTACCAGATGATGCAGCCTGAGTTATCAATTATGTCTCAGGATAAATTTATTTCGACAATCGAACGTATCGTTATCGAAAAGAATATGTCATACCTAGATGCTATCATGCATGTATGTGAATCTGTTGGCATTGAAGTTGAGATGGTTCCACGTTTGATTACACCTCGCATCAAAAAGATATTGACAAGCGAGGCTAATGAATTGAATTTACTAAAACGTCGTGCTAATGAGCCAAGGTTGCCTATCTGATGAAGATTAAAGTTGAAAATATAGTCGATATGGTGCGGCCGCAAACTGTAGTGCATGTAGGTGCATCTACAGGTGCTGAAGTCGATCATTATATTGCATCAGGTGTTGAGAAAATAGTTCTCATAGAGCCGATTCCTAGTATCGCTCAAGGTTTGGCTGAGAAATGGGGATCTGGTAATAAAGTTGTAGTATATGAATGCGCCTGCATGGATTATGATGGTGAAATTGAATTTCATATCGCAGATAATCAAGGTATGTCATCAAGCATTTATGCCACACCAAATAACGAAATGCATAGATGTAACTTCATCGATAAAATCACAGTTCAATGTTCTACTCTTGATGGACTATTCGAGGAGATGAACGTCGATCTACTTGTGATTGATGCACAAGGTAGTGAACATAAGGTATTGGCTGGTGCGAAGGATACATTAGCCAAAACAAAATATATCTTCTGTGAGGCTAGTAGAATTCCTTTGTATGAGGGAGCTTGCACTTTTCAAGATATTCGCACAATTTTGTCAGACAGATTCGATCTAGTTGAAACCTATTTCAATGAAAGAGGAACGGGAGACGCCCTGTTTAAATGGAAGGAATGAAAGCCTACCAAGAATATGTCGCATTGAAGCTACACTTCACGCAAGATAGGTATGACTATTTCAAATATATGGGTAAGACGCGTTCAATTAGCGAAAATGCATTTGAAATCAGAAAAGATGTATTTCACTTTCGCAAACTGGAACGTAGATACAAAGATGATCTGACTAATTTTTATGTCGCAAACATGTCTAGAGGTAAAGGCATCAAGTGGGTTGGTGATTTGATCACACTAGAGGCCGAAAAAACTTATGTCGATTGGAAACGGCATATGGAATCTATCTCTTACATGTTTAAACAAGATATGCAAATCATAGCTGATTCATGTCAGGATGTCAATAAGGCATGGCAGACTAATGGTGATCATCCTGAGGTGCTTCGCTTGCATCTTGGTGATAAAGTGAAGCTTGAGAGTTTGATATTGGCTGATAGGGTTTTGGGATTTCATCAAGCATGGGATGCACGTATTCAAGATACGATCATCTGGCCTGATGTGTCTCGCAAAATGAGAAAATACGGGCCCTTTGTTAAAGCCGATGCATCTATTTTGAAGAAAACCATGCGTCAAGTGTTTATTTCTTGACACAGGCCGTTCGACATGATATAAGTAGATGTGTGGTCATGATCGAAGTGAAATACAAGACACACAAAATATACAAAACATACGGAGAATATACAAATGACTAATGACTTCGCTTCATTGAAGCGTTCTTCCACCAATAATCTGGATCGCCTTACTAAGGAGATCGGTAAGCTAGCAGGTGGCACCAATCAGCGCGAATCCGATGACCGTTTTTGGCAACCCGAGGTTGACAAGGCTGGTAATGGTTATGCGGTGATTCGTTTTCTTCCTGCTGCCAAGGGTGAGGATCTTCCCTGGGTTCGTATTTGGTCGCATGGGTTTCAAGGCCCAGGTGGTTGGTATATCGAAAACTCTCTGACGACTCTTGGTCAGAAAGATCCAGTGGCTGAGCTAAACTCTAAGCTGTGGAATAGTGGTAGTGATAAGGACAAAGAAATCGCTCGTAAACAAAAGCGGCGCCTTTCTTATATTGCTAACATCTATATTGTCAAGGATCCTGCGAATCCTCAAAATGAGGGTAAGGTCAAGCTGTTCAAGTTTGGTAAGAAGATTTTTGACAAGATCAATGAGATGATGACACCTCAGTTTGAGGATGAGAAGGCCGTCAATCCCTTCGATTTCTGGGCTGGTGCGAATTTCAAGCTGAAGATTCGCAACGTCGAGGGTTATCGTAATTATGACAAATCAGAATTTGATCGTCCTGAACCTCTGTCTGATAATGATAATGATCTTGAGAATATCTGGGCTTCGCAGCATAAGCTTCAAGCTTTTGTTGCACCAGATCAATTCAAGACCTATGAAGAATTGAAGGCTCGCCTTGAACGTGTATTGAATGAAGCTGCTCCTCGTCGCGCATCAAATGATGAAGATGATGAACGTGAGGAACGGCCTGCATCACGCGCTTCAGCTGAGCCTAAGACTCGGAGTACTCTTGTAGAAACTCTTCCTAAGACAGCTAGTGCTGGAGCTGGTGCTTCGGCCCGTCCACCATGGGAAGGTGATGATATCAGCTTGTTTGAACGACTGGCTGAGGAAGATTAAAATATTAAGGCGGGAGAAATTTCTCCCGCCTTTTTTTATCGTGTAAGTGGAGTTCCTGTAGGAGGACGCGGTTGTTGTGATGGTTGAGAAGGAGGAGAAGGCGGCGGTGGTGGATTTGGTTGTTGAATTTGCCTTCTTACAGGAATTACTATAGGTGGTAGCATGATAGTTTGGCTATTGGGCATTCCTGGTTCTAAATTTCTCAAACCCGCAATTCTAGAAGCCAATTCTGAAGATGTTATACTACCTGATCCTAAAGCAAGCATCGCTTGATTTCTTTGTTCTTCTGATAGAAGTCCTGATGCGGATGAGGGCATTTCTCTCCTTAAATCAGGATTATTCATCATCATCTGAAGGCCTCTTGCTTCAGTCAAATAAGCAGTAGCTAATTCTATTCTTCTACGATTAAATTCTATCTGTCGTTCAGCCGAATTAATTAATTCTTCACTTTGTGGAGTTAACCCGCTTCTATTATATGGATTATTTCTTTCAGTTTGTATTGATCGTTCAGCCACTTGTATAAGTCTTTCTGATTGACCAATACTTCTTTCTAAATTTCTTATATTTGCGCGAACTAGATTAGGATATGTTCTTACTTGATTTTGTGCCGCTCGCATTAACAAATTATTTCTACCAGGATCTTCGGGTCTTAGATTTCTCATACGTTCTAAATCAGCAGAGGCACGTTCAAATCCTAATGCATAATGTCTGGCAAGTTCTCCATATTCTTCTATCTCATTAACCTGCCTTTCTTCACGTGTTGTATTTGCATAATATGCTATGGTTGGTACGATTGTTAGTGCAGTACCTATTACACCACTAAGTCTAGCAATTCGAGGCCGATACCCTGCACCAGCACCAGGAACACGTGCTGGTCTTCCACTTATAGGTGCTGGCCTTGGTTCTGCTGCAGGTGGTGTAGGTGCTGGTCTTGGTGGCGTTGGTGGCGGCCTAGATGGTGCCGGTGGTGCTGGACGTGATGGTGCCGGCGATGCTGGACGTGATGGTGCCGGTGGTGCTGGACGTGATGGTGCCGGTGGTGCTGGACGTGATGGTGCCGGTGGTGCTGCCGGCCGTGTGGCAGCGGGTGATGATTGTCTTGGAAAAATTCTTTGAGATAATCTTTGTGAAAAACGATTGATTGCGCGGAATCCACGAAAAGCCAAGTAACTTCCTAATATAGCACCAGTAATTTCTGCTGCCAACATGAGTTCATCTGCAATCCGTAATATCTGACGAGGAAATTCATCAATTTGTTGAATTAATTCAGGTGATAATTGTGTAGCTGCTAAAGCTGTGGCCAAACCAGCAAGACCGAGCCCACCTAAAATATTTGGTAAATTTCTAATAGTTGATCGAGTTCCACGACCAATTGCACTAGCTATATTACCAATTCTTCTGGTATAGTTTCCTCTTGTATCATTTCCCTCAGCTCTATCTTCAAGATTACGGTTTTCTCTATTAAGCAATCTTTGTGTATCTTTTTGCTGAGATACTAACATTCTTCTTAATTCATTAGATGCAAGATAAGAATTTTCAGCTATTGATGACATCATTGCATATACATCACGACGTAATGCATCAAATGAGCTTTGAGTTACATAATTTCTATCATCACCTATTCTATTAGGTACACCAGCAGTTAATTCTCTCCGTGCTCTTTCAGATGAAACCATTCTATAATTCATGGCCATATCATGAAATCTTTTTGTACGCTCATCATATATTATCGAGGTAGTCAATGTATTAGCTATATCTGTTAAAGATGCCATATTG